GGCGTCAGCGTCATCGTTGGCGTCACCGTCCCCAACTCCGCCTCCACTCTTATCTTTCTTAATGGACGCCGCAATAATATTCAATATGTCAATGATTTTCTGGATATGCGGTGCTATCTTTTGCGGTATAGAGGATATGTAACTCGTCGTTATCTTATGCTTCGCATATACACGGTTAATCTTAACGTCTCTTGCGACATCTAGAACTACGTCCTCAACATAGATGATTTTCAACCATTCCACAAGATTCTCTGGCGTATATTTATATCCAAGCTTCGCAATCGTCGCAAGGTCTTGGGCGACTTTGCTGTAATTTTTCTTTGCGACTGGGAAGTCTCCGTGGCTACTAGAACATTCAATATCAAAAGAGGTTATTAGCAATGGTGCTATTTTATTCACCTGGGACGGCGTAATGTTCTTATACCCTGTCTCTATGTTATAATCGCACCTGCTGATATCTTCGCCTATCTCATAGTTTCCTTTTTCAATTCTTACCCAATCACATGGCCTGATGTTTTGCGTATGGATATATTTTAAGAACGGGTCAATATTTGTTTCATACATTTTGAAATCATTCTTCTCAAGGCTTTTGAAATAGTACTTTAGGTTATTATACAACTTTAGAGACTTTACGGATACTTTCAAGAAGCGAAATATCTTGTCATTTGTAAATCCCCAAAAGTCTTTTTTCCTAACAACCTTTATGCTGACGAAGTGCGATTCCAACGGGCGCGGAATAATCTTCTTGTTATACTCGTTCATAACGCCATTGTTATTATAGAAGCATTTGTAGGAGTCGTTCATCATTATCTCGTTCAGCTCATCAATCTTCGCCTTAAAGGCGTTATTATTTAAACTTTCCCATTTCTCTGGAGGTTTAATATAGAAATAAGGAACGAATCTTTTCACATTCACGCAATACGTGGCACCTGTAGCAGAGGTTCCATATATGAGAAGAGAATAGAGGTCATTTGCGTCCTTTTGTAAATTAACCTTGTCTGATTCGGGGTCATATATGTCGGTAATTTGAAACTCTATGGCGTCTTTCTGGTTATCTAGCGGTTCATGTATTTTCCTTGGAAACTCCATTATAAGTAATAGGTGTGTTGTATCTTTTAAATAAATACATAGGAGTCATTTTTTATTTATTATAATTTATTAAAAGGTTTATAAGATTTTTTAATAATTGTAATGGATATAAGCACTGAAGGTCTCCTAGTATTGATAATCACGATATTAGGCATCTATTATATCTATAACTATTATTTGAATGAAGGTCTAATAAAGGTCAAGAGCACTGTAGATAATACCGAATATACGGTACAAATCAAGGAGGATGCTAGCGAAGCTGCCGATTTAATAGCGACTATAAAAAATAAGTTGAATACGTTATTAGAACATCTAGAGAAGACGTATGGGAATAGCGACAACCGTGTAGCGATGCTGAAAGAAAACTATAAACCCGACAGGTTAAGCGAAGGCGTTGATACACCCGGATATACGAGCTACTCTGTGAATAAAGGAGAGCAGATAGTCCTGTGCCTCCGCAACAAGGACAAACTTATGGATATTAATACGATGACGTTTGTGGTATTACACGAGTTTGCGCATTTGGCGACGGAAAGCATAGGACATACAGAGGAGTTCTGGGGAAACTTCAAGTGGATTTTAGAAGAATCCATAAATATCGGTATATATACACGCCAGGACTTTAAAAACAAGAACGTTGATTATTGTGGTATTAAAATAACCTCTACGCCGTTGTAAGAAAAATGTAAATATATAGAAATATATATAAGATATTGCCTATTATTTAAATAATGTAAAAATGGCAAACATAACCACCTGTGACAATGTGTCTCTTGCGAATAACTACGTATATGCTAGCACAGGCGTAGCGATTCCTAATGACCGCTACGACAGCTATGAGTATCCCCAGTTTGAGATATTCTATATGACTATAATAACCCTGATGCCGATTAGCAAGAAATATACGCCGTTTATTAAGAACGACCTGGTACGTAGGAAAATAAATCAATATACGAATTGGAATATATTGATGATGACCGCCAATAGCGTCTTATATAACCTCTTCGCCATCCAGAATCGCATCATTTGCCAGTTCATCGCCATCAATTCATTACAGATTATGACATTGTTCCACTTATTTATGATATATGACAGTAATGTGTTATTTTGCGTTATGGAATCTAAACCGTGCCTCTTGAAGCACTCTATATTTAGCAGGATTTCAAATAACAGCCTGGTACGCTTTGAATACTTTGTGGCAAATATTATAGTCCATATACTACCTGTATATTTCTACAGAGACTACTTAATAGGAGCTAGCGACGGAGGAACAGATTATTCTATTCAAATGTTTCAATATATTATTATGTTTAAGTTTATGTGGGTTCTTAATATATTTGGCGACTTCAACATAACCTCAATCTACGTGCCTACTTTTAGCGGTTGTAATGTAAAACTAATCAACCTCGTGGTAATCGTGGATTTCATTATATATAAACTCCTTGGTTATTATAAATATTTTTTATATAAGATTTAATGTACCTATACATACATATATATTACAAATATCTTAATTATTATTTTATAAGTCTATCTAATGATTCCTAAAATTATACATCAAACGTGGAGGGATAAGAATCTTCCACCCATAATCTATAAGCTGGTAAGTGAGAATATCCACTTTTTAAAAGCAAACGGCTACGAGTTAATGTTTTGGACGGACGAGATGATATTAAAATTAATGAGTGAGGAATACCCAAACCTCTATAATATTTATAAGATGGCGCGCACTGGCGTCCAGAAGGGCGATATCGCACGCATCCTCATCGTCTATCATTACGGTGGCATCTATATTGATTTAGACGTCCTCATTTTAAAGGACTTCAGCGAACTGCTAGATATGAACTCTAATAAACTGTATATTACCTACGAGCCGTCAGGGCAAACGAAAGCCCTATATAATAGCGACAAATACATTTGTAATGCCTTCTTTGCGGCGAATAAGAATAACAATATGCTGAAAGCGATACTAAACAATATCCCTGAATATGTTAAAAATTATACGGAGAACATTTTTGCGAAGTTTGACATATTTGGAGGTGCCTACTTTAAGGCGATTATTGAAGACCCTATAAACGCTAGGTTCAAGGGCGACGTGACGATTATTGACGACAGGGAACTAATTTATCCCATAAATGACCTCAAGTTTGAGAACCTCCCTTTCACCGTCGGCGACTGGACGAAATTGAAGAAAGGCGACTATGGTGCGGATACTATAATGGTACATTATTGGATTCACGGGGACTTTGAATCCAAGGAACTTTTAACGAGGTTTATCCCTGAAAATAATAAGACGATACACGAAAATATGTATAGGTTTTTCTCTCAACTGTATCCTAATATCGCAATAAAAATTGATAGTATTATAGTAGGATAGAATACTAAACCGAATGTATATGAGGGTGCCTAAACACCTAATATTACTAGTAAATATTATTGTGAATATAAATATGAATATGGGTTTTGTCAGGGGATACGCCTATACCAACATAATTAAAAAAACGGTTCTACACGATATTAAGATGCCTTCTATATATCTAGAGAATAGTTTCCTTAGCGACAATGACGCTAGGTTTAAGAATAAGTTTTTTTCGGCAGAGCACATTTTCCCGCAATGCCTTTTAAATAATAAGCACACGAACGACATGCATAATATCATAAAGACGACTAATACGCTGAATGTGAATCGGTCTAACTATATGTTTGTAGAAGACAACTGTGTAAATGTCAAGGATAAGAACTGGATGGAGCTAGACTTCGGTAACTATGTAAATCACAAGAACAAGGTGTTCGCCCCTAATGATTGCTCGCGGGGATTTATATCTCGGGCGGTGCTCTATATGTGCTGGGAATACGGATATAGTCACAAGAAGGTAATAGACCGAGACCTCCTAATTAAGTGGTATTTCCAATATCCGCCGTTGAAAGAGGAGCGATACCATAACGAGATTATACACAGGATACAGCGGAAGCACAACATATTTATAACGAATTATAATAAGAAGAACAACGTAATCACCAAGTTTATTACCAAGTTATTATAATATCTGGCATATCACGGTATATTACGCCGTGATATACCTGGTATTGTATTGTAAAAAGAATTAAAAATTGATATTACATATATATTATTTTTATTACATAATATTGGTAATGGCAGCCATAGCTGAAGCAGCGAAAGCAGCTGAAGCAGCTGAAGCAGCGAAAGCAGATGCCCTTAATGACAAACAGCGAATCGCTGTAGAACAAACTATGAATGGTGAGAATATTTTGATTACGGGACCAGCGGGCACAGGGAAATCCTATACTATTAAACATATTATAGAGTTGTTAAAGGCGAATAAGAAGAATGTCGGGCTCACGGCGACTACGGGGACGGCTGCGTTTATTATTGGCGGACAGACATTACATTCATTTATGGGTTTAGGGATTGGCAATGAAACTATCGCAGAGCTCTTTATAAAGATTAAGAACCGCTCTAATATATATAGGACACTTATTGAATTAGATGTGCTAATAATTGACGAGGTATCTATGCTAGACTCCCTGTTATTTGAGAAAATATCGCATCTACTTTGCTATATTAAATCGCATAGTCTCAAAGATGCGGAGCTGTTAAATAAACCTTTCGGGGGGATTCAAGTTATTTTTATAGGGGACTTTTGCCAACTAGCTCCTGTGAATGGTACTTACTGTTTTCTATCTAAATTATGGAAAGAGGCAAACATAAAGGTTGTTCTACTTGAAGAACTCGTAAGGCAGAATGGGGATGTTTTATTCCAGCAAATATTACAAATAATCAGGAAAGGCAGATGTACTGATAACATCTTAAAAGTATTGAGTTTGCTGAAAGACACCGAGTTTAATGACGAAATAATACCTACGAAACTTTACCCTAAAAACGTGAATGTAGATAAGATAAACGAGCTTGAAATAAATAAGTTGAAAATGTCGGGGAACAAAACGTTCCTTTATAATGCAGAGGCTTCCAAAGATAACGGGAAGAATGGTAATATAGCCAAGTATAACGTTGAATTGGTTGAGAACGCCCAAGTGATTGTTACACGAAACATAGATATATCTAATGGGCTTGTTAATGGCACCCGAGGTATCGTTAAAGTTTTGGAAGAAGACTGTGTGGTAATCAAGGATACAGAAGGTCTTCTTCATACTATACAGTATTACAAGGATGTCTTTGATAATCTAGGAAAGACAGCTAAAGCCGGAGCTAAAGCCGGAGCTAAAGCC